CACGGAGATGCATATGAAAGACTCTTAGAAGTTCTAGGATTAGAAACTGCTTTTGATGATGCTTTAAAATTAGATATTATAAAAGGTAGAGTTAATTATCTTCGGAAACATCTTCATAAGTTTCACTCCGATAATAAAAAACAGTTCATATACTCTATAATCCTTTTTACTTTATTCGTTGAAAATATTGCTCTGTTTTCGCAGTTCTATATTATTAATTGGTTTGGTCGTTACAAGAATCTTCTTAAAGATACGAATAAGCAAGTAGAATACACTTCTAGAGAGGAAAATCTTCATGCTATCGTTGGCATTAAGATTATTAATACTATTCGTTCCGAGTATCCAGAACTTTTTGATGAAGAACTTGAAGCAAAGGTAATGTATGAATCTGAACAAGCAGTTAAATATGAATGTGAAATTATTGATTGGATTGTAAATGGATTAGAAACCGAAAAATTAAATTCTCCTCTTTTAAAGAATTTTATTAAAAACCGTATGAACGAATCATTGGTTAGTATCGGATACAAAAAAATATTTGAAATAGATCAGGATTTAATTTCAAAAACAGACTGGTTTGAAGAACAGCTTCATGGGAATAATATGAGTGATTTTTTTGCAAGTAAACCCACTGAGTATTCTAAAAATTCTCAATGTTTTGATGAATCAGAATTATTTTAGTATAGTTACGACTTGACTTTTGTATTGTAGTATATACTATATATAGAATTATGGAAAAAGCTTACAAATGGCTAAATAGCCACAGTCGTCTGTTTTTAGAACGAGGGTATCTTGAAGAGGGAATGGCTCCAGAACTAAGAGTTCGGCAAATAGCAGAAAATGCACAGAGAATTCTTGGCATTGATGGGTATGCAGATAAATTTGAGAAATATGTTTCTTTAGGATATTATAGTTTAAGTACCCCAGTATGGATTAACTATGGTAATAAGAGAGGACTTCCTGTGTCTTGTTTTAATTCCCATGTGTCTGATACAATGACCGATATTCTTTGGAAAGTTGGAGAGGTTGGTATTATGTCTAAAATGGGGGGAGGTACTTCAGGCTACTTCGGAGATCTTCGAAAAAGGGGAGCTAAAATAAGTTCCGGAGGAGAATCAAGTGGAGCTGCTCATTTTATGGAACTCTTCGATAAAGTTTCTGATGTCGTTAGTCAGGGTTCAGCCCGCCGAGGAAGTTTTGCTGCATATCTACCTGTAGATCATCCTGATATTGAAGAATTCCTTATGATTCGTTCTGAAGGACATTCAATTCAAAATATGAGTATTGGAGTGACAGTCTCAGATGATTGGATGAATAAGATGATTGAGGGTGATAAAGATAAGAGAGGGATATGGGCAAAGATCATTAAGAAGCGTTTCGAAACTGGATATCCATATATTTTCTTTACCGATACTGTAAACAATAATGCTCCTCAAGTTTATAAAGATAAAGGCTATAAAATAAATTCGAGCAATCTCTGTTCAGAGATAACTCTTCAATCAAACAGTAATGAAAGTTTTGTTTGTGTTTTATCTTCTTTGAATCTTCTGCATTGGGATGAGATTAAAAAAACTGATGCGATTGAAACCTTAATTTACTTCCTAGATACAGTTAATCAAGAGTTTGTTGAGAAAACTCAAGGAATGAAATTCATGGAAGCTCCTCATGAGTTTGCAAAGAATCAAAGAGCTTTAGGAATGGGAGTTTTAGGATGGCACTCTTTTCTGCAATCTCAAATGATTGCTTTTGAATCTTTAGAGGCGAAGATGCTTAATTCTTATATATGGGAAGTCATCAGAAAGAGAGCAGATCAAGCTTCTAAAGATCTCGCTGATTTGTTTGGAGAGCCTGAGCTTCTTAAAGGATATGGTCGTAGAAATGTGACTACTATTGCTGTGGCTCCTACTACTTCCTCTTCGTTTATCTTAGGTCAAGTTTCTCAAAGTATAGAACCCCTTAACAGTAATTACTTCGTAAAGAAGCTTGCTAAAGGATCTTTTACTTTCAAAAACCCTTATCTAAAAGAAATCCTCAAGAAGTATAAGAATGATACAGATGAAGTATGGAAATCTATTTTGATTAGAGGCGGTTCAGTTCAACATTTAGATTTTCTTTCTTCTGAGGAAAAAGATGTATTCAAAACTTTTGGAGAAATTAGTCAAAAAGAAATTATTATTCAAGCTGCACAAAGACAAAAATTTATAGATCAAAGTCAGAGCTTGAATATTATGATTCCTCCAGATATAAAGCCAAAAGAAGTAAGTGACTTGCTAATCGAAGCTTGGAGGATGGGAATTAAAACATTGTATTACCAAAGATCTGCTAATCCTGCTCAAGAATTATCTAGAAATCTAATGACCTGTACTAGTTGCGAATCTTAAAATTTATTAAAATGATTAATAATTTACAAGAAACCTATTATGGAAAAAAAATAGATACATCTAACATACTCAATATAGATGAAGCTTTTAATATACGTAATGGTAAACCCTGTGTAATTGTAACTGGTGTTACTGGTCAAGATGGTAGTCATATGGTTGACTATTTACTTGAGAATACAGATCTTATAATTTTCGGAGGAGTAAGAAGACTAAGTGTTTATAATCATGAAAATATTAAACATGTAAAATCAGATAGATTTCATCTCATTAATTTTGATTTGACTGATCCTCATGCTATTTCTAGGATTGTAGAAAAACTACTTCCTGATTATTTTATCAATTTTGCTGCTCAAAGTTTTGTTGCTAGTAGCTGGGATTTTGCTAGGCAAACATGGCAGACTAATTCTACAGCTGTTCTTGATATATTAGAGGCTATCAGATTATATAAACCTGATTGTCGTTTATATCAAGCTGGATCTTCTGAAGAATTTGGAAATGTTTTATATTTTCCTCAAGACGAACTTCACCCATTAAGGCCAAGAAGTCCATATGGAGCAAGCAAAGCTGCTTCTAGGCAGCTTATAAAAGTATATAGAGAGTCATATAACCTTTATGCTATTCAAGGTTGGCTATTCAATCATGAAGGAACTAGAAGAGGAGAAGAATTTGTTACTAGAAAAATATCTAAAAAAGTTTCCTCGATAAAGTATTGTATTGAAAATAATTTAGATTTTTATCCATTAGAACTAGGTAATATAGATGCTAAAAGAGATTGGAGTGATGCAGAGGATTTTATGGATGGTGTATGGAAAATGTTGAACCAAAGTATTTATAATAAAAAATATGACGGAATACCTAAAGATTATGTTTTCTCTTCAAATGAAACTCATTCTATCAGAGAGTTTGTAGAAAAATCTTTTAATTATATTGGGTTAGATGTTTCATGGGAAAATAAAACTGGTCATCCAGAGGATGAAGAATTAATATCTTATATTAATGGAGTTAAAAAAACTTTAATGAGTATTAACAAAAAGTTTTATAGACCAGCTGAAGTAGAAACTTTATTAGGAGATAGTTCATTAGCTAGAAAAGATTTAGGCTGGACTCCGAAATGCAACTTTGATCAACTTGTAAATAAAATGTTAAAATCTGATATCGAAAAGCTATCAGTAGAAAAAGCTTGACTTTTTTAAAATATGTTATAGTATTTTCGTTGTTATGACGAATTTCCAAAAAAGCGTATTAAATTTCATGAAATCTATTGGGCAAAACTGCCCAGACTCTCCTTCTCCACCTGACAATTTAACTAGAGTTCTAAGAATAAGTCTTCTTTTAGAAGAGGTTTTAGAACTTGCTGAAGCAAGCGGGGTTAAAGTTTCTTTGTCGGATAAAGAAGAGCCAGTAAGTATTGATGATTTCAATTACGATATAGAAGGAGAAGTGAACTTGATAGAAGTAGCAGATGCTTTAGCTGATATTAACTATGTATCTATAGGAGCTGCATGCTCTTACGGTCTTGATATTGAGCCATTCGAAAATGAAGTATGTAGATCTAATGATTCCAAAATTACAAATGGATTTCGTAGAGAGGATGGTAAATGGCAAAAGGGTCCAGATTACAGTCCTGCTAATCTTTCCCCTATTTTAGAAAGTCAAATCAAAAAAAACAATTAAATGCCTTACGAATATAAAGCTAAAGTCTTAAGAGTTTATGATGGAGATACTTTTTTAGCTGACATTGATCTTGGATTCGGTTTTTCCTTAAAGGAGAAATTTATAAGATTAATGGGGGTAGATACCCCTGAGATAAAAACTAAAGATTCTGAAGAAAAAAAATTCGGAGAGTTAAGTAAAAAATTTGCAGAAACATTTTTTAAAAATAATAAAAATGAAGTTCTTATTAAAACTCATATACACAATGTGTCATTGGAAGGTAAAGAAAAATTTGGGAGAATATTAGCTTATGTTTTTGATGCCTCTGTAAACAAATGTCTTAATGTGGAAATAATTAAAAACTTTCATGGAGTCGAATATTTTGGAAAATCAAAAGAAGATATAATCTTATCTCATATAGAAAACAGAAAAAAAATAAATTTACAAAATGCAAGCACAATTAATTAATTATTTCGGGGACGACCTTATGGTCATCAATGCGGCAAGAGTTTCTTACGGAAAAGAAAAATCTACTTTCGATGAAAAAGATGGAAAACTAATAAATTTTCTTGTTGAACATAAACATGTCGCTCCTTTCAGACATCCTCAATTACAATTCAGAATAGAGTGTCCTATTTTTGTAGAGAGACAGCTTTTTAAACATCAGGTTGGAATGTCCGCGAATAGTATAAGTGGTAGATACGTTGATTTCAGTGATAATTATTTTACAATAGAGAAACTGAGAAAACAATCTAAGTCATCTAAACAGGGTAGTGAAGGTGAAATTGATAGCCCAGAATTATTAGAAAAAATTTCTAACTTTGTTAAACAGTCCTCTTTACTTTACAAGGAACTTTGTGACGCCGGAGTTGCTAAGGAACAAGCTAGAGCAATTTTACCTTTGTGTTTAGAAACTCAATTTATCTGGACAGGATCGTTACTTTCTTTTCTTAATTTTTGGAATTTAAGACTAAAGCCTGACACTCAAGAAGAAACTCGAATCATAGCTCTTGAAATGTTAAACTTGGTAAAGAATATTGAAGGTAATCCTTTTGAATTTTCTCTAAAATCTTTCAATCTTTAAAAATTTTAATTGACAAATAATATGAATGTGCTAGAGTCAGACGTGAAAGCAATCGCAAATGAAATTGCATTGCAATCTATAATAGATTACACAAAAGAAGAGCTCTTAACAAAAGAGCAATCAGACAGACTAAAAGCTTTAATTATAAAGCATACAAAAATATGTTTGTTTGACACAATATCTCTATATGAATAAGCAAAATAAGACAAAAACTGAAACAGCAAAGATCGTAGCTCAAACCCCTGTGGCCCATCCTTATACGAATCATCGAGGTCGATTTATCACTTTGCATACACGATCTAAGAGAGGACAACAAAAGTTTTGTGCGAAGATCTTGAGCATCTCTAATAATTATGTTACTTTTGTAAATGTTAATAATGGAGAAGTTCTGAAAGTTGCAAAGACATCTATTGTTTAGTAGATTAATGTTTCTCCCGCGCCTTTAATTAGGCGCGGGATTATTTTTTAAATTGTATTCTTTTATCTATGGAAAATAAAATGGAAACATGTAAATTCAGATCAGATACAGTTGCAGAGTATGGCCCTTCATGCTGCGCATCTAAAAGATCTGTTGGTTATTATTGTTTAGAACGTGGAATCCACGGACTAACCGATGAAGTTTGTAACTCTTGCGAGTTGTATTCTTCGAAAACTCAGGGATTAGAACAAGCAGAATAGAAAAATTATAATAATATGGCATCTAAGAAAAAAGAAGACTCCTCAAATGAAGCAGATTCAAAAGATATGCTTAATTCATTTTTGAAAAACAATGAGGAAAATCATTTTAATTACCTTCAACCTGAGGAGGTAACGATTTCTTCTGGATCTTTAGGCCTAGATACCTTAATTAAGGTGCGCTCTGGCTCCTTTGTCAGAGTTTGTGGCAAGGGGAGTGAGTTAGGTAAAACTTCACAATGTTTTGTCTTCTCTCAAAATTATATGGATAAGATTGAAAAATCTAAAACCATTTTTATTAAAGCTGAAGCCCGCTTAACCCCAGAAATGCAGAAAAGAACAGGAATGAAATTTGTTACTGATCCAAGCGATTGGGAATACGGTACTGTTTTCGTTTTTAGTTGTAATGTTTTTGAAACTATAGCTTCTTTGATTGAAAGTATTCTTCCTAAAATGCACGAGGCTGGAGAGAAGCTATGTATTATTCTGGATTCTCTAGATGGTGTAATACTTAAATCAGATAAAGAGAAGAATCTATGGAATGGAGATGAGAATGTTAAAGTAGCTGGAGTTCCTCTTCTTACAAAAATTTTATTTAAAAGATTGGCTTTAAAGGTAGTTCACTTCGATGCTTTGTTTTTGATTACAAGTCAGTACACAGCTGAGATCAAACTCGATCCTTATAGTAAGACTCCTCCAAGGCAAAGTGATGGGGCAGGAGGATCAGCAATCAATCACCAAAGCGATATTACTCTTTCGTATCAACCTCGTTATGGTGGAGATTATATTCTCGAAAAGCCTAATGAAAAACCAGATCCTGTAAAGAATAAAATTCTTGGAGTTTATGCTACCATTGAAATTAAAAAGTCATCCACAGATGTGACCGGATCTAAAGTAAAAATTCCTATTAAAAAGGGAAGAAGTGGTTGTGCTATTTGGGTTGAGAAAGAAGTAGTGGATATGATTATATCCTTTGAGCTCGTTACTAAAAAAGGAGCTTGGTATTCTTTTTCTGAAAGCATTGTATCAATGGCTAGAGAAGATGGGGTAGAAATACAAATCCAGCATCAAGGAATGTCTTCTCTTTATGATTATATAGAAAGCAATAAAAATGTTTTTGAATGGCTTCTTAAAAAGGTAAATGAGATTATAACTTAATGGAATTAACGAAATTAAGAGGCAACACAAAAGTAAATGTAGTTGCTAAATCTTGTATAGATTGGGATAAGAAAATTTCTATTCCCCAGCTTAAAGTAAAAAATTTCCTTTACCCATTTTGGAAAAATGATGTAGTAAAAGAAGAGTTTGTTATTCCGGGTAGTAAATTTAGAATTGATCTTTTCAATTTCTCTAAAAAAATAGCTATAGAGGTAAGTCCTGATGAGTATCATGTGAATTTTAATCCATGGCTGCATAAGAATCGACAAAATTTTTTAAACAAAGTTAAAAGTGATGATAGTAAAAGAGAATGGTGTATTAGAAATAATATTAAATTAGTAGAACTTTTTAACGAAAATATTGGAAATTTATCGGTTGATTTTTTTCTAAAAGAATATAATATATCTTTATAAAATATGAAAGACATTCAAGAAATACTAGATTCAATCAAGCATCAAAGAGAAAAACAAATTGAAAAAGGCTATACTGTAGATCATGATCTACAATATAAAAATGGTCAGCTTCCATTAGCTGCTTTAACTCTTGTTGGTTTTGCTCATGGTCAAACTTCTGGCGATAATAATTTTAAAGAAGCTAAAGAACTTTGGCCATTCAAAAATTTTTCTCCTAGCGAATCTGTTCAAGACAATTTAGTACAGGCTTGTAGTCTTATAATTGCAGAAATCCAAAGATTATCTCAATAATTTTTAAATGAAATGGATAACGGCAAAGGATAATATCCGACCATTATCTGAGAAAAAATATGCAATAAAATGGAATGGCGATAGTCTTAGCTTTTTCCAGTTTAATGTAAAGCAATTTTTTAAAAAGTATTGGAAGGATGATGTGGTTGGAGAGGAGGTTCTCTTACCTCAGACTCGCTTGAGAGTTGATCTAATGAATTTTTCAAGAAAAATAGCCATAGAAGTAAATGGATTATTTCATGTAGAATATACTCCTTATTTTCAAAATTCAGTTGAAGACTTTGAGAAACAGGTTTATAGAGATGTTCTGAAAGAGCATCTTCTTGAAAAGAATGGATTTGAAGTAATTGAAATCTATGAAAAGAATATGCCTTTAAAAGAAAAATGGATAGAGAGTGTTTTTGGTTCTCATATTATTAAATAATTATGCTTGTCTCTGAATTCCCTATTTCTAATAGGACAAAAAATGTATTATTGCAGAATGGTTTCCTTTCTGAAGTAGATTTCAATGGTAAATTTTTAGAAGATATTAAGTCTCTAGAAGGCATGGGATCAAAAGGAGTAATGGAAATCAGAGAGTATCTACATGGTAAATTTGGTTTGATTTTAAAACTTAAACCAAAGGAAAAGAAAATTTCTAATCCTAAGGAGGCAAGAACTCTTATATTCCATTTCCTTGGTAAAAGAGATAACATTTTTTGGCCTAAAGAAATGCTGGCTGCAAATAAACTTTTGGCTTTGTTTGATTTGAGGACTCTTCTCTCTGTGGTCCCAAATGAAAAAGCTTCCACTCTTCTTTTCTACCTATGTGAAGAAGGCCGAAAATATATTAGAGCGTATTTACCTAGTATAGATAAGAAACAAGAACAAAAACAAGAAAAATCGGAAGATATGTTTGTTCAAGATGTACAGTTAGACTTAGAACTATCAGTGAAAAAACCTAAATCTCTAAAAGATTTTCTATTTAAATGAACCATAGCAGAATTTCAACTCCTCAAGAACAAGAACGTGCATGTCTAGCTGGCTTTATAAAGTGGCCAGACAATGTAGCTGATTACGGTTCTATTTTAAAAGCCACTCATTTTGATAACAAAGTTCACTCAGCAATTTTTTCAGCTATCTTGGCTGTTTATAATCAGAATGCTACTGTTGATAAATTGCTTGTCTCTGAAAAGCTAACGTCTATTGGGCTAAAGCTATTCGAAGATTTAAATATTATAGATTATCTTGATTGTTTATCTCAGATGCAAATCAGAGAACAGTCTCTTCCTAGCTTTATTAGTAACGTAATTAAATATGATTTTGCTAGAAAAGCTGATAAATCTTTGGAAGAAGGCAAGAATGAAATCAGGAGTAATATTGATAAATCTTTGCCAGAGCTTGCCAATGTTATTGAGAACACATTAAAGAGTGCAGGTACAGAAAACGTAGCTGATGAAGAAAAGCCTATTGATGTCTTTTCTTCTATGCAGGAGACCGTTCTAGACTGGGCTAATAATCCAAGGCCAGTATGTCTTAAAACCCCATTCCCAATTTTTACAAAAATGTATGGAGGCCCTAGCTTCGGTGACTTGTTTGTTATCGCCGCTGGGCCAAAGGTTGGAAAGAGTACATTTGTAAACTTTCTAGCTTATGAAGTCGCTGGTCTAGAAGAGAATAATTGTTTAGCATTGGTTTTGGATACAGAGCTTGAAACAGATCGTATTATTGCTAGAAATCTTTCTGCTATTTCCGGTGTTAATGAATACAAAATTAAAACTGGTAAATTCTTAAATAACCCAGTCGATAAAAATAAAGTATATGCAGCTTTAAATTCCCTAGAGAAATACAAGGGGAGAGTTCACCATAAATATGTTGCTAACAAATCTATTGATGAAGTAATATCAATCGCTAAAAGATGGTATGTTCAGAATGTTAAGAATGGGGAGAATGTATTGCTTATTTATGATTATCTGAAATCTACTCAAGAAAATATTACAAATGCATTCGAGGGATATGAGCTTCTCGGTCAAAAGACTGATAAATTAAAAAAGCTCGTGTCTTTATTGCCTAGGACAGCAGGATTGACAGCTGTCCAGACTAACCGTAGCGGAGGCACAGCAATGTCTTCTCAGATCGAATGGCATTGTTCCAACATGTATAGGCTAGAGAAGAAAAGCCCAGAGGAAATTGGAGAAGGGGGCAAAGAATTTGGAACTCATAAACTTATCGAAGTTCGAGCTCGTGTTCAAGGCGAAGAGGCCATGGGAGCAGACAACTATGTTAAGAGATCTACTCAAGATGGAGATGTCTTTGTCGAAAATTATATTAATTTTAAAGTAGAAAACTTTAAGGTTAGTGAGTGCGGTAGTGCAGAGGATGTGTTTAATAAAAGGCTAGGGCAAATAGAAGTTGCAAATAATAAAAAATATACTAAAGGAGACTTTATATGATCGTAGAGCTACTCAAAAAAATGGGATATATGCCAGAGAAGTCTGGATCTGATTATCTAAGAATGAAAGCTATTTATAGAAATAGCGCTAGTTCATCTTTAAGTGTAAATACTAAAAGTGGATGGTTTACAGATTTCGTTACTGGTCAATCGGGGCCTCTTGTAAAGTTAGCCATGATAACCTTGAATATAAATGAAAAAGATGCTAAAAACTTTTTAAGGAATGAGTATTTTGATAATTCAGCTAATATTCAAGAAGAAGAAGAAGAAACTAAAATAGTTCAAGATAAATTCTTTGATTCTGATTTCGTAAAGGATTTAATGCCTTGGTATACATTCTATAAAAATAGAGGTATTTCAGAACAAACTATAAAAGACTTTGGTGGAGGAGTAAAGACTTATGGGAAACTGAACAACAGATTCGTTTTTCCTGTCTATCAAGGAGAAAAGATTATAGGTCTCGCTGGTAGGGATTTATATACTAACTCTCAAAGACCTAAGTGGAAAATACTAGGTAGAAAGGCTAATTTTGTTTACCCTTATAAACTTGCTATCTCTGATATTGAATCTTCGAGGTGTGTAATTTTGGTGGAAAGTATTGGAGATGCGCTCTCTTTATATGAGGCTGGTATAAAAAACTTCTTAGTACTTTTTGGATTAAGTGTTTCGAAACCTGTTGTCCTTACTCTAATAAAAAGTAATGTAGATAAAATTATTATTGCAACTAATAATGATATAGATTCAGAAACTAATAGAGGGATGGAAGCTGCTCTAGGCATTAAATATAAACTATCGAAATTCTTTAACCCTGATTCTATTTTTGTAAAACTTCCTTATAAAAAAGATTTTGGAGATATGAAAAAAGAAGAAATACTCAAATGGCAAAAATCATTATGAAAAAACTTTTACTATTAAATTTATTGTTTTGTTTTAGTATTTTTGCTCAAGATACCACTCTTACATCTAAAAGTGTTGCTTTAGCATGGAATGCAAATACTGAGCCAGAATTAGCTGGATATATAATCAAAATAGGAAAGAAGAGTAAAGAATGGACAGATGTATATGATGTAGGTAAAGTGACTCAATGGGAGACTCCTAAACTCGGACTTGGATATTGGTATACGGCGGCTTTTGCTTATGATGGTACAAAATTAGAGAGTCCTCCTAGTGAAGAAATCTCTATTCATATTAGGAGAGTTTTGACTCAAACTTCTTTTAATAATGTAGATTGGGCATTATTTTCTGATAATGTATTTTCTTTTTCTGATAAATCAGAATCTGCTGCACCTAAAACTCCTGTAATCTCTTCTGGAAGAACTCAGAAGTTTTTTCGTTATTATTTTATGGATGAAATACCGCCTGTAAATAATATACCTAGCGTTTCTGCTTTTGGTATTTATTTGCAATGGGACCCTCCATCTCCTTCAGAAAAAATTTTAGGATACAAAGTTTATCAAGATGTGAATAGTCAATGGGTTTTAAAAGATACTATTTACCCTCCTTCTATAAGTTTTCTAGTCCCTTCTTCTGGTGTATACAGTATATCTTCTTTTAATTTGGAAAAAGGAGAAAGTTTAAAAAGCAATTCGATGAATATCTTTTTAAATGTTAGACCGTTAGCTCCTAAAAATCTTAGAATTAAAAATTAAATATGAAAAACGAAAATAAAACTTTGAATAAACCATTTAGACTTCCGGGTGGAAGTGCAAAAAAATTTGGCGTATACGTAAAAAATGACAAAAATAATGTCGTCATGGTAAAATTTGGAGATCCCAATATGTCTATAAAAAGGGATGATCCAGAAAGACGTAAAAGCTATAGAGCAAGACATAATTGTGATAGCCCCGGTCCTAAATGGAAGGCTAATTATTGGTCTTGTAAAATGTGGTCTAGTAAACCTGTCAACGAAATAGTGGGAGAAGAAGATCTTTTTGATTTTAACAATCTTCCATCTCAAGAAGAAATAATTGCTCTAGATAGAGATCTTGAAAATGTCAAAGAAGAGCCAGTTGAGTTTTCATTTGCTGAAGTAGAGTATTTGGACAAGGAAAAATATTCTCAAGTAAAAGAAGTTGCAGATAGAAAATTTGGAGAAAAAAATTCTTATGTAAAAAATTTATTTGTTTTGAAAGAGTACAAAAAAAGAGGTGGAAAAGTGAAATATTCAGGAGACAAACCCGAAAACTCTGATATAAAGAGTCTAGTAAAATCATCACTGTTTGATGACACTCTCTGGAATTTAATCGAAAATTAAAAATGTCACTTCCTAGGCTTTCCGCAAGCAAAATAAAATCTTATAGTAGTTGTTCTTATCTTGCATATTTAAAATATAACTGTGGTTTGCCTTCAAAGGGGAATACAGGTTCAAAATTAGGAGGAATAACTCATATTATTTTAGAATGTTTGGCTCATCCAAAAAGGAAAGAAAAGGTGAGTCAAGCTATTTCTTGCGGAAGGCCATTGTCATTACCCTGCCTTCATAGGCTCGCTTCTAAATGGCTTAAAAAAGAAGAAGTAGATTCTTCCGAAAATTATGAAAAAATAAACGGGTTTTTGGTAACCGGTTTAGAAAACGATTTCTATGGAAAAGGCTGTGAAAAATATGAGACAGAATACGAATTCAATATAAACAATGGTAAATATTGGATTTATGGTTTTATAGATAGATTCTTTATCTACGAAGATCATATCAGAATTTTAGATTTTAAATCTTCTAAATCTAAATTCGCAAAAGGCTCAGAGGATATGGATTTCAATATCCAAGCATTAATTTATGCATTGGTTGCTTCTAAGATGTATCCCGGAAAAAAAATAACTGTAGAATTTCTTTTCCTTAAATTCCGAAAGAATCCTTATATTAAAATGGAATTTTCATTGAGCCAGATAGAAGCTTTTGAGCATTATCTTGAGTATATATCTGGATATCTGCAAGATTTTGGATTAGAAAAAGCTTTGGCTAATACAGCTGCTGGAGATTTCAAACGTAAATGGCTCTGCGGGAAAGAGCCTTTTACTTACAAAGAAGACGGCTCTCCTATTTGGGTTTGTGAATATAAAGCTCCGTTCTTGTATTTCGAAGCCGTAAAGGAAGGTTCTCCTTCTAAATCTGCTTATTTGAAAAAAGAACTTGATAGTTATGCAGCTTTAGGCTATACTATAGTTCAAAGGAAGCACTCCGGCTGTCCTAAATTTAATTAAATTTTTATTTAAATTATTCATAAAATGATTCCTCTTTTTAAGAGTCACTACTCTATTTTACGTAGTATATTAACTCTCGATCCTTACGAGAAGGATAAAGATACTGATCTATCAGATAGTATTATAAATATTGCTATTGAGAATAATTTAAAAGAATTATGTCTTGTAGAGGATACAATGGCTGGATTCGTAGCTGCTTTACAAGCCTGTAAAGATTCAAAAATTAAACTTATTTTTGGTTTAAGAGTTTCTTTTATTAACAGCCCTTTAGAAGAAAATTCTTTATCTTCTCATAAAAATATTATTTTTCCCAAGAATCTCAATGGGTATAAATCTTTGATTAAGTTATCTACTATGGCGGCTTATAATAATTTCAATAAGGAAGCAAGACTTTCTTATTCTGATTTACATTCTCTTTGGAGCGAAGATTTAGCATTGGCTATTCCTTTTTATGATTCTTTCCTTCATAAAAATCTACTACAAGGATCTCTTTGCATTCCAGAATTGAAAAAAATTAAACCTACAGTTTTTCTGGAAGATAATAACCTGCCTTTCGATTACTTAATTAGAGAAGCTGCTCTTCTTTTCTCTAAAGTAAATGGACTTAAGACTGAAGAAGTTAAAAGTATTTATTATAAAAATAGAAGCGATTACGAAGCCTTTCTTACTTTAAAGTGCTTGAATAGAAAACAGTTTGGATCAGGAAGAACACTTGACAATCCGGGATTTGATCATATGTCTTCTAGGGAGTTTTGTTGGGAATCATTTCTAGAAAATAAAAAATAAATATGCAAACAATAAAAGAAGGCGACTTTGTTAAAACAAGAATTTTTTTTGGAGATAGCGGGAGGGTTGGAAAAGTTGTTGAAATCGTTTATCAAGATGGAACCCCTATTTACGATTGTATAACTGAGGATGGAGAGCTTTCATTTTGTGATCCTCTTTTAATAGAAAAAAAAGAAGCTCAAGCTCTTATCAAAAAACTTCAAAAGAAAATAGATTTTTTAAACCAAATATGAATAAACTCGATATCAATCAGCGCATTTATTTCGCTGATACAGAAACAGAAGGACTTAATCTTAATACCTCTCGTCCTTGGGAGTTCGCTTGGGTTATAATGGAGAATGGAAAGATTCTAGATAGTCAATCTAGGTATCTATGGTGGGAAGATTTAAATGTTAATCCTAGGGCAGCTGAAATTACAGGCTTTAATTTTAAAGAGTATGAAAAGAAAGCTGTATGTCCAAAAAAAGTTTATGAAGAAATATCTCCTTGGTTTTTTGGAGAAGACTTGCTAGGTTTCCATAATGGCTTAAATTTCGACGTTTATCAAATTCGGAACTGGTTTAGGGAAATTGGTAAGCCTATTGATTTTGAATGGGTGAAAAGAGTTGTCGATACGAATGCTCTAGCAAAAGCTTATCTTTCTGGAGCAAAACCTGATTTCGATAATTTTGATGCATGGCAAACTCGTTGGGCTAATTTTATTAAAAGAGGATTGAAAAGTAATGTCACTTATTTGTGTAATGAATGGGGAATTGAAATAGATGCGTCTAGAACTCACCAAGGTGACTATGATTGTTATTTAACTGCTCAGATATTTAAAAAACTTGCTTACAATTTTCAGGAATCTTAATTTATGTTATTCTTTTTGGATCAGTTCGAAAATATAGATCTTAATATCCATGGTATTAGATTGCCGAAATTTTGTTTGAGTAAGGAAGATTATTCTACCCTAGATCTTCCTTTTACTTTAAATGGAATAGACTTGAGTAGTCTAGAGCTTTTTAATCTATTAGTAGAAAGAGGATTTGAGAAAAGATTGAAAAATGATATTGATCCTAAAAAAGAAAAATCTTATAGGGATAGATTGTCTTATGAAATGGGGGTTATTTCGCCCACAGATTTCGTAGATTATTTATTAATGGTATGGGATGTAGTCAACATAGCCAAGAAGAATAAGATCGCTGTAGGGCCGGGAAGAGGCAGCGCCGCATCAAGCTTAGTTCTCTACTGTCTAGAAGTGACAGATGTAGATCCTGTAGAGAACGGGCTTTTCTTCGAAAGGTTTCTTTCTCCATCTAGAACAACTCCAAATATTGTTGATGGCGTTAAGTATTATTCTGATGCTGCCGACATTGATCTAGACATCGAAGATTCAAAACGTGAAAAATTAATTGAAATTTTAAAAGAAAAATATAATGGATACTTTTGCAAAATATCTACTCATAGCACATTACAAAGTAGAAAATGTATTAAGGAAGTTTGTAAAATTGTT